GCAGAAGTAATTGCTGAAGCAAAAGACACTGGAGATTATCCAATGTATGGAGAAGAAATGCTTCTCCAATCCGCAAAATGGAAGTTTGAGGACATATTAAACGATATATCACAATTAGTAGAAGCGCATCTCTAATGTAAACAATTGTTTCGATTCACGCATTTTTATACCAAATGCGTGGATTATCTTTTATAATAGTAGTATAAACAAAAACCCCCGAAGTTTATGAACAAAGCAGAAGCAATAGCAAACAGAATCAAATCAAATGACAACTTTGAAAACGTAGCATACGTTTGTTGCGATTGGGAAGAGTTCGTATTTGAGGTTGCAGAGTGGGGAGTCGATCACATTGCAACAGTTGATTTTGATTCTCTTTCAGATGAGGACATCTCATTCTTAGATGAATTCATCGCCTCTTTCGGTTGCTCTCCAAGTCAACCACACCCATGTTCAAAGTACGCTGATCCAATTTTTGCCTAATGAAACCAATTGTATTTACCGAAGCGGAATTAGAAACCATTGAAAGAGCAATGGACGATTACGTTTCCTACGCAGACCCAGATACCCCCGCATCTGATTTAATCGGGGGATTACCCGTCATGGATCGTATTAATTCAATCATGGAAAAAATCACTACTGCATATTGCGACTTATGAAGAACAAACATCTAGAACACCCAGAGGACACCATTCTTACAGGTGACTTAGACATACTGAGTTGGTTTCAATCTGCTGGTCGTCTATCCGTAAAGATCGACGGTGCGCCAGCAATCGTTTGGGGTCGTTGTCCTGTCACGGGTCGCCAGTTCGTTGGTACGAAGTCCGTATTTAATAAGAAAGATCCAAAGGTTTGTTATAATGGTGAAGATGTCGAACACTACTACGGACATATTCCCGTATTAGTTCACATCTTACAGTTTTGTCTTGAGTTTCTACCTGATACACCTTACATATATCAAGGCGACTGGATCGGGTTTGGTGGTGAGCGTGAATATACCCCTAATACTTTAACATACTTATTCCCAGATTATACGGGTGAAGATATAATCGTTGCTCCCCATACTCGTTACGAACTATGCGGTGATAACGGGTTGCAAGATGTCTACGGGTTGCCAATCAATCACGGTGAGTTGAAGTCTACCGCAGCGTGTCGTTTCGTTCACCCCCGTTGTCGTATGTACTCAGGATATTATAACCACTTAGAAGGCAAAGATGATCGTTTTGAACTGGGCAATCGCGTTGAGTTTGCCCGACAGATCGCAGCGAGTGTGAAGTTCGTGGATAAGAAAACAGCAGCGAAACTAAAGAAAGCGTTTAATAAAGCAATTCGTAATGGTGAGGACATTCACCCAGACACATTTGAGTTTGAGGGAGTGGATCGCAACCTGATCCGTTTGTGGTCGTTGGTTCGTTGTATCAAACTTGCTGCGTTATATCAGTGTAGACATGATTACAGTTTAGAAGTTTACTTTCAAGGTGATGAAGCAGAGCATGAGGGTTACGTATTTGATAATGGGTTCGGCACTTACAAACTGGTGGATCGCATGACATTCAGCAGACGCAACTTCTTATACTCGCGAATGGCAGGGGGATAGCCATTCGTTCGTTCGTGGGATCAGCAGTTGTTATGTGTTGATCCCCCCGTTGTTAAAAACGCGTGACTCCCCTAGTCTACAAAGTGTTACGAAAACGAGACAAATTCTAAACAGACTTAAAATTTTTTTTCGCTATATAAAAACGACTACAGGTTTTCACAGAATGCAAAAAAATTCCGGGGGCTATATTACATCCATAGAGGTTGATACAGTAACTGGAGAATATCGTGCTATAATACCAGAGTGGATCATCAATGAAATGGGGTGGTATGAAGATACTAACCTTAACTGGAAGATTGATGATGATGACGTAATTATTACTGAAAGTGATGAATGAAATTGAATTTGTAAAACATCAAGTGTTTCGTGAAACTCCTGATGTGATTTTTTATGATATCTCTGTAAAAAACAATAATGCGACGGATCTAGTTGAACATGCAGGCCCTGCAGTAAGTCCACCTGATGAGTATGATGGAATCAAACAGTTTTATATCCACTACCATCAGGTTGACCATAATCGAGTTCTATCCGGAGATCGCACATTTGAGTTAGTGAATCCAAAGTGGTCAGACCCGTATCATATTGTGCACTTAAATCGAGATTGCGGAGCCCTTGTTATTCCAAAAGGCACATACCATCGCTCCATCTCCGGAGTTCATGGATCGATTGTTATCAATCAAGCAGTTCGTGACGAAGAATTTGATCATACCACTGAGTTTATTCCTGTAACTGCTCGACAGAATACAGTATTGTATAGTATAATTAACACAGTTAAACCAATTATCCACTACAAGTATTTCGGAAAGACCCATGTGTAACACCTATCACATCTACTTAAACGATAAATGTCTTTTTAAAAATTTAGATCAGCATGAATTTGATATAATATGGAATAAACTTTATACTTCTTATTGGAAAGAAGAAATAACTTACTCATGTGTTACGGAAAACACGAAAGATTACGTTGCAACACTTGAAGAAAGTTCTTATTGACATCACCTAGATATTGATGTAAAATATAATTATAGAATGAATTAATTATGGCAAAAGGTTTTAAAGTCAAACCAAAAGCACCTGTTCAGAAAGAACCTGAATGGGATTACGAACTTGCGAAAGCATTAATCAAAGGAAAGAAGATTGTCTTTTGTCTTCCCGGCAGAGGAGTATCATATACCTATCTGAAGAATTTTGTACAGTTATGCTTTGATATTGTACAAGCAGGTGGAGGTATACAGATATCTCAGGATTATTCTTCAATGGTAAATTTTGCCCGTTGTAAATGTTTGGGTGCAAATGTTCTTCGAGGGCCTGATCAGTTACCTTGGGATGGTAAATTGGAATATGATTGGCAATTATGGATTGATTCTGATATTGTTTTCGATACAGCAAAGTTCTATCAGTTAATTCTAAACTCAATTCCAGAAGCAGCAGTTACAAGAGAAGATGTAGTTCAACCAGTGAGAGATAAAGAAGGTAAAGAACTCAAAGATAAGGATGGAAAAGTAATTACTCAGGTTGTTGGACAGAATATAAAAGTTGATCAAACAAAGGTAAGACCAATCGTATCTGGTTGGTATTGTACTGAAGATGGTCGTACCACATCGGTTGCTCACTGGTTAGAGGAAGATGACTTCGCATCCAATGGTGGTGTGATGAATCACGAGACTCTCGAAACAATACAGAAGAGAAAGAAACCATTTACTGTTGACTATGCAGGATTTGGTTGGTTACTCATACAGAAAGGTGTGTTTGAGGACAAGAAGATGCCTTATCCTTGGTTTGCTCCAAAGATGCAGGTCTTTGAGTCTGGTAATGTACAGGATATGTGTGGCGAAGATGTCTCGTTCTGTCTTGATGCCAAAGATGCGGGTTATGAAATATGGTGTGATCCACGTATTCGTGTAGGACATGAGAAGACAAGGGTTATATAATATGTTGACTCTTATCACAATCGCTCTGATTATCGCTATTTTTGTATTCTTTATCCGCTACTATGATCCGCATGCGTAGAACTAAGTACACAATACTTAAGAATGGCAAGGCAGTGTTCTCAGACCTGTCACAAAGCGAATACTTCGACAGAATGCAAGACTATGCTGTCGAATTTTACTTAACAGGGAATAATGACCCTGCACAATTTACTACTGAAATGATTGAAGAGGAACTCGATTAATGGCAAAAAGGTACAGTATGGGTGGTGAGACAATTGAATCTCGCCCCAAAAAGACTCGTCAAGGACACGGAAAACACTCGAAATACGCGGCTACCTCGCGTAACTCGGCTCGTAAAAGACCAAGAGGGCAGGGTAAGTAAATGGCTTGTCTAATTGCGAATTTACCTTCTTACGAAGTATGGGTAAGAAAGGAGTATTTGACCGACCATAAGAGTGGTCACGGTGAATTTGTAAAGGGAGTATGGGTATCTGCGAAGAGTATACCCGGTCGAGCGTTCTATTTTGAGACATATTTACCAGAATATGCTGCAATGTTCGATAAATTACCAATTTCTGCGTTTACAACAGACCCAGAGACACCAAAACCCGACATGACACTGCATAATTTGCAGTTTTGGAACTGTATGGACTATGGTGTGGTCGCTGTTCAGAAGCAATTTATCGGTTCAATGCACTATGAAGTGATGACAAGAGACTATGGAACGCAAACTGGCACATATATTTGCACTTTAGACAATTATCATCAGGATGTTGACTCAATTGACTACTCAACAAGTGAACAACCTGCTGAACATAAGTCTCATAACCTCTTAGAACTCGATAATGGGCAGTTTTGTCTCTATCCAAACAACAGAATGAGGATTTATGACAATAGTATCACTCCTGAGACACCTAAGAATCCTGATTTTAAGGTTTCAACCGTGTATTATCAGGTGGAAAACGGTCATGATCGTGATGGATTGGGTTCAGAGGAGAATTATTTCTGGAAAACAGCAAAAGAGCGTAAAGATAACCCAGAATTAGGATGAAATCAGACCAATTATTGAAAATTTACAAGGCAGTAAGGGTAAAAGTGAAGAAATTCAAGTATCCTCCTCGTAGAAAATACTATAACATACACACATACGGATGAAAAACGTCAAAAATGCTCATATGGGCGAACATTTACTCACTGAAGTGTATAATGTACCCTTTGATAAGTTAAATGATGCCAAAAAGATCGAACAAGTATGCGAAAGTGCTTGTAAAACTGAAGGTTTAGAGGTTTTAAACACATATGTGCACCAATTTGACCCTTACGGGGTGACTTGTACCGTAACTTTAGGTGAAAGTCACCTTTCTTGCCATACTTGGCCCGAAAAAGGGTGCGTTGCAATCGATATTTTCACTTGTGGAGCAAAAAATCCACGTTCAGTAGCATGGTGGTTGCTAAATTATTTCGATTCTGATGACTATAATATGAATCAGCTAAATAGATAGGTATAAATAGATAAAAATCCATTGTTTAATGGCGATAATTAAAAAATCACAAGGATTTAGGGATATAAGTCTGTCTTTTAAGAGACATCCTATCACTAATGATATTGCTGCACTCAAAGATACAGATGCAATCAAAAGATCTGTAAGAAATCTTGTGCAAACAATTCCAAATGAAAGATTTTTTAATTCAGCACTTGGATCAGAAGTTAGAGACAGTTTATTTGAGACCGCACCCGGTTTTATTGATTTTGGTACAGCATCAATTATAGAAAGACAAATTCAAACTACTATTGAAAACTTTGAACCAAGAATTGAAAATGTAGATGTAACCGTTGAACCAAAACCAGATACAAACGAATTTGAGGTTAACGTTTTCTTTGATATTATTGGACAAACGTTTCCGGAACAAGAATTTTCATTCATACTTAAAGCAACAAGATAATGCCAACTACTAAATTCACTAATCTTGACTTTGATCAGATTAAGACACAAATAAAAGACTATTTAAGGGCAAATTCAAATTTTACTGACTTTGACTTTGAAGGATCTAACTTTTCAGTCTTAATTGACACTCTGGCATATAATACATATATCTCTGCATTCAACTCTAACCTTGTTGTAAATGAATCATTTCTTGATTCAGCGACATTGAGAGAAAATGTCGTCTCGTTGGCAAGAAATATTGGTTATGTACCCCGTTCAAAATCTGCTGCAAGAGCATCAATATCATTTAACGTCACTGCAAACTCTACAAGCACTGAATTTAAACTACAACCAGGCCTAGTGTGTGTAGGTCGATCAAATGACTCAGATATAGTGTTTTCAATATCTGAAGAGATTGTTGCGAGCACCACTGTCAATAGTGGAATTGCAACAGCATCTTTTGGATCAGTATCATCTCCAATCGATGTTTTAGAAGGAACATTCTTAACATCACAATTCATTGTTGATGGGTCTCTAGAGCAGCGATTTATATTAGATAACGCAAACATCGATACATCATCAATCGTCGCTTATGTGGGGTCTCCGGGGGTGTTAGGTAAGCAATATAAGATGATTGATAATATAGTTGGTATTACATCCATATCAGACACATATTTAATTCAGGAAGTTCAGGATGAGAGATATGAATTACTATTTGGTGATGGTATATTTGGAAGAAAACCAGAAAATGGTGCAGTCATCACTGTTCAATACGTAGTTACATCTGGATCAGAGGGTAATGGGCCTGAGTTCTTTAACTTTGCAGGAAGTCTTCTAGGAGATTCTGGTCAAGTGATTACTCCATCATTTACTCCAACTGTAAACACTATCTCTCCGGCATCTAACGGAGGAGATATTGAGAGTGTAGATTCGATTAAGTATTTTGCACCTCGACTCTATTCATCACAATACAGGGCGGTTACAGCAAGGGATTATGAATCAATAGTGCAACAAGTTTATCCAAATACTGAAAGTGTATCAGTTGTTGGAGGTGAAGAGGTTGACCCTCCACAGTTTGGAACTGTGTTGATTACAATCAAACCTAAAAATGGTGATTTTGTATCTGATTTTGATAAAACTCAGATTTTAAGAAAACTAAAAAGTTATTCACTTACAGGTATCAACCAAAAAATAATTGATTTACAAGTCCTTTACGTTGAAATTGAGTCTTTCATATATTATGACTCTACCAAGATCGCTACAGTAAATGATTTAAAGACAAAGATAGTGTCAGCACTCACTACTTATTCTAAGTCAGGTGATGTCAATAAATTTGGTGGAAGATTTAAATACAGTAAAGTATTAAATGTTGTTGACAATATTGATAAAGCAATCACATCAAATATCACAAGAATTAAGATACGTCGTAATTTAAATGCATTAGTCAATCAATTTGCACAATATGAATTATGTTTTGGTAATCAATTTAATGTTAAACCAGAAGGTTTGAATATAAAAAGCACTGGATTTAAAATATTAGGGACTATTGAAACAGTTTACTTCACTGATGTACCCAATGAAGATAAATTAACTGGTACAGTATCAATCGTAAGAAAAAATGCTGCTGGAGAAACTATAGTTGTTGTTAAATCTGCAGGTGTAGTTGATTATGTTCATGGTGAAATTAATTTATCAACTGTGAATATTATTTCAACAGATAAACCAAATAATATTATTGAAGTTCAGGCATTTCCTGAATCAAACGATGTGATTGGATTGCAAGATCTTTACTTAGATTTTAACATCCCAAGTAGTCAAATAAATATGGTTAAGGACACAATTACATCAGGAGAACAAATATCTGGTGTTGGTTATAAAGTAACTTCAAGTTACTCTAACGGAGAACTTACAAGAACATGATTGGAACTGGAATAGACAAACGTATACAAGTTCAGCAAATAATAGAAAATCAACTCCCTGAGTTTATCACTGCAGAGAGTCCATTAACTGTCGATTTTCTAAAGCAATATTATATTTCTCAGGAACACCGTGGTGGTTCTCTGGATATTAGTGACAATTTAGATCAATATATCAAGCTTGATAATCTTACTCCTGAAGTTATTGTCGGAGTTACTACACTCACATCTGGCATCACAACATCAAATACCACAGTTAATGTTTCATCCACAAAAGGTTTTCCAAATGAGTATGGATTATTTAAGATTGATGATGAGATAATTACATACACTGGTATTACAACTAATTCATTCACTGGTTGTGTGAGAGGTTTTAGTGGTATTACTTCTTATACTGACCCTATTAATAAAGGTGAACTTGTATTTTCAACAAGTGTTGCGAGTTCTCATGATTCTTCTTCGACTGTTGAAAATCTAAGTGTTCTATTTTTAAAAGAATTTTATCAAAAAGTTAAGTCATATCTTACACCCGGTCTAGAAGATACAAAATTAAACACGAATGTAGATTTAAGTAATTTCATAAAAGAGTCTAAATCCTTATACAAATCTAAAGGGACAGAGGAGTCTTTCCGTATTTTATTTAATGTTTTATACGGGATTACACCAAAGATTATAGATTTAGAAAATTTTCTTATTAAACCATCATCATCCGAATATATTCGTAGAGAAGTTGTAGTAGCAGAACAAATTTCAGGTGATCCTAATAAGTTAGTGGGTCAAACTATAACTAAATCAACAGATTTAAATACTTCTGGATCAGTATCTGAGGTAGAAATTTTTAGTAGGTCTGGTAACTTAGGTATTACAACATACTACAAGTTGAATCTATTTGTAGGATATGATGAGAGATCAGCGATACAAGGAACATTTACGATTCCCGGTAAAACAAGAGTAATAGAAGACGCTCCCGTAAATACAACCACACTAACTGTTGATTCTACGGTTGGGTTTGGAACTACAGGCACAGTAGTGACTAATGGTGTTAATGGTATTAATACCATAACTTATAGCGACAAAACTATAAATCAGTTTCTTCATTGTAGCGGAATTGGCAACTCAATAAGATCGGCTGATGATTTAAGAAGTGATGAATTTATATTTGGATATGAGAATGGTGATTTAACTAAACGTGTAGAACTAAGAATTACAGGAGTTTTATCTGAATTTAAACTTCTTCCAAGTGAAGGTTCAAGTGTAACTCTTGAGGGTGAAAAAATAACTGTTAAAAATTTAGGAGAAGAGATTCCTAATCCAACACTTCCAAGCAAGAGAACTAGAAAAACAGTATTTTTTAACTCATGGATATACAATACAGCGAGTCGAATTAAAATAGACATCCCTTCAAACGTAGGTATAGGTTCAACCACATCAACTGTTAATCATAAATCTGTAATTGATAAATCTCAACTTAAAACTGGAGATAAAGTTTCAATCTATACTAGGGGTAGTTTAACACCAGTAGAAACAGGTGTTACTGTTACAGTAAACGCGAATGATATTGACTTGAATACATCAATAACAAATAATGGCATCACCGAATATGATATTCAAAGGGAATTAAAAAAAGCAAATGCTGCATCTGATATTGATTTAGAATTTGGAAATGATGTCATCACCACTGATGTACAGAATACTTATAATGATCAGGATGAAAATTACTATGTGGCATCATCATCTATGCCCTCATATACCATTGAAAAGAAAGTAATTAAAGAAACACTTGGATCAGGAATCGGAACCGTGCATACATCCACTGGTGTCCCTCAAGCAGATTCTTTAGGAACAAATGGTGGTACATTTCAATTACTTGAAAAAAATCTTACCACTGGTTTATACTCTAGATTACAATTTAACACACCTGTTGACTTTATAACAGGTGATGCTATTGTATATGTACCAAATGAGCAACCTTTAGTTGGATTAGAGAGTGGTGGAATATATTATGTTGAAGTTCTGGATTCAAGTGGTTTGGCAAAAAATGTATTAAGACTTTTCCCATCCAGATCATTTATTACAGTTACTAATGTTGAACCATCAAATCCACCATACATTGAATTTGATATTTCAAGTTCATCATCTACACAAGAACATAAATTTATTTTATTAAGGCATAGAAATGAGCAAATTGGTGTTCAAAAAGTTTTAAAAAAGTTTCCTGCAGAGGTTAACATAAAATCTGGAACATCAGTAAAAACTGAGGCAGGAACTACAGGTATATTAAAAAATGGTGTAGAGATAGCAAATTATAAGTCATTAGACAAGATTTATTTTGGCCCATTATCAGATATTAAGATACTAAATCAAGGAAAGAATTTTGATGTAGTTAATCCACCAACAATTAGTATTCCCTCACCCGGAACTGGAACAACAGCACTTGTGCAACCTGTTGTTAGTGGTTCTATTGAAGAGATGTTGGTTGATCAACAAGACTTTGATGTAGAAAGAGTAATGTCAATCACAGTATCCGGTGGTAATGGATCTGGTGCTGTTATCAAACCTGTTGTTGTTAAAAGACAAAGAGAAATTGCATTTGATGGGAGATTAAAAAATGTTCAAGGTGGTGTAGATCAAATAAATGATATTATTGAATTTAAAAAACCTCACAATCTAGAAAATGGAGAACCTCTTGTATATCATAACAATGGTAATCCATCGATAGGAGTCGGAACTTTTAGAGGTTCAAATACTGCTCAAAACAAAACTCTTATAAACGGAGCAACTTACTATCCTCAAGTTGTTGGTGTAAGTTCTGTTTACTTGTATGAAAAATTAAGTGATTATAATGCTGGTATCAATACAGTTGGTTTTACAGTTGAAAATACTGGTGGTGATCATAAATTTACGTTTTTAAATCTTAAAAATCATCTTAAATCCGTTAAGGTTCTTAATAAAGGCACAAATTATACAAATAGAAAATTAATTGTAAAACCAGTCGGTATTTCAACGATTGATAACTCTATTAACTTTAAAGATCATGGGTTTGTATCAGGTGATTTAATTCAGTATGCACCCACAAGTGGAAATGCTAGTCACGCTCCGATAGGACTCGGTGTTACGACAAGATATCGTGTTCATAAACTTGATAATAATAAATTTAGACTTATTGATGTAGGTATTGGTGCAACAGATCCTGATAATAATTTTGTAAGAAAAAATTTCACAAGAATATCAGAAGTATCATCATTAAGCAATCATCAATTTTTCTTTGAACCAATAGTAGTAAATGTAAATGCAATTTACTCTCCAGTATCTGCAGGTCGAACTGAATCTTTAGTTGTCACACCTATAATACGAGGAAAATTAGTAGATGGTTATTTGCACGAACCCGGAACAAATTATGGTTCAAATATTTTGAATTTTGAGAAAAAACCAAATATTAAAGTTTTAAATGGTAAAAATGCAGAGTTAAGAGCAATAGTTTTTGATGGAAAAATAATTGGATGTGATGTAATGTTTGGTGGTAAGGAATATACATCCGCACCAGATCTAGATTTAGTTGGAATTGGAACTGGAATAGGTGGTAAATTAAGAGCGATTGTTTCTGATGGAAAGATAACTGATGTAAAGGTAATTAATCCCGGAATTGGATATACAGTTGCTCCAGATGTTAAAATAACTCCAAACGGTTCTGGATTTATAATTGATAGTGCTGTAAGAGATTTAACTGTAAACAACCTCACTCGATTTGGTGATGAAATACTTTTAAGAGAGGCAGAAACAAATTTACAATATTCTGTTGTTGGTTATTCAAATAAGGTTCAAAGTGCTTTTGATGATAACGTAACAAGTCCACAATTACACTCACCAATCATTGGATGGGCATATGATGGTAATCCAATATATGGGCCATTCGGATTTAGTGAAGCGAATAATCAAAACTCTCTATCAAGAGTTATGAGAAGTGGATATCAACTTGATTCATCTAAAGTATTTAATAGACCTAGTACGAGTGATTTTGCTGCAGGGTTTTTCATAGAAGATCATACATTTAATGATACTGGTGATCTAGATCAAAGTAACGGTCGTTATTGTAAAACTCCAGATTTTCCAAATGGAACTTATGCATATTTTGCTGGTATTTCTTCTGTATCTTCAGCACCTGTATTCCCATACTTCATCGGTGATACATATAGATCGGATTTTGTTTCTGAAAATTCACTTTTAACACAATCATTATTTGATTTTAATAATTCTAATTTAACTCGTAACTCACTCCCCTACAAATTGGATGATGAAAATGCAGATTACAATTTTGTTGTTGAATCTTACGAAATAAATCAACAAACATCAATTATTGAATCTGTAACAAGTGGAAATATAAATGGTTTCCAAATTGTTTCTGCAGGAAGTGATTTTAAAGTAAATGATAGTTTAAATTTTGATAATTCTAACACAGATGGTGGTGGTGCAGCAGCAAGGGTATCTCATGTCTTAGGTAAAGATGTTGATAATATTACTGTAGGTGTGACAACATATAACGATGTTGTCTTTGTTAAAGGTGGAAATGGAACAGTTTCAGGATTCATATCAACATCTCATAATTTAAATACAAATGATGTTGTGGTAATTTCAGGTGTTACAACTGATATTTCTAAGTTATCAAGATCACATAAGATTGGAGTTACATCTGAAAGGACAGTATTATATAAGGATTTACCAGCAAGTAATACTGCAGGTATCATAACTGATATTTACTTAGCGAGAATCCCTAATTCTGTATCAGTTGGAAGTAGTATTGGAATCGGAACAGAAAAATTATTGGTATTGAATAAATTTGATGAGAGAAATATCTTGAGAGTCAAGAGAGGTATTGTAGGATCTGCAAATACTGCATCTCATACCATAGGTAGTTTAGTAGAAACGATTCCTCAAACTTTTGATATTCAAACACAAAATATTGGAGATTTTGTATCTAGGAAAAATGATATTGTTTATTTTAACCCATGTGAGGCAATTGGTGTAGCAAACACAGTTGGTAGGACTGTTTCTATAGGTAAGTCTTACACAACTGGTGAAAGATCAGAAGTAATTTCAATACCAGCAAAATCCATATTTTTACCAAATCATCCTTTTGAAGATAATCAAGAAGTTATCTTAAGAAGACCAACAACATCACCCACCAACGCATTTACAATCGGTCTCGGTGATAGTTTCCAAGTTGGCACTGATTTTAATTTGTTATCAGGTAATAGCACAGTTGTTTATATACGCAAATTTTCAAATGATCTTGTAGGACTTGCTTTGACAGCAAACACACCTGCTGTTTTCTTTAAAAATGGTAATGTCATAGGAAATTTTGATAACTTTGAATATTCTATAGAATCAAATTTCTCTCAAGTTAAAGGAAAGGTTGAACGAATCACCGCTACTGTTGGTATTTCAACTGTATCTGCTGGATCAACCTTACATGGAATGCAAAATAATGATACTGTTTCCATTAATTTACAATCAACTCAGTCAAAAGGTGTAGGTTCAGGTTCTACTTCAGTTGTAGTGAAATACAATGCACAGAATGATAAACTTCTTATAAATCCAATATCATTTACAAATTCATCAGTTAACACAAATTCTATTAATATTGCAAATCATGGATTTAAAACTGGTCAAAAATTATTCTATGATGGTAGTCCAGCAACAGGTCTAACATCACAGAGATCATATTTTGTTTATAGATCTGATGATAGTAATTTTAAACTTGGAGAAACAAGATATGATGTGATGATCGAACCACCAAACACAGTGAATATCACATCGAATAGTGGTGGAACACAAGAACTATCTTTAGTTAATCCTCCTCTTGAAATTGTAAGAAATGATAATTTAGTATTTTATGTTTCTGATCCATCATTAAACGGTTATGAGTTAAATTTCTTCTTTGATAAAAACTTCAATAATAGATTTGTATCCTCTGGATCGACAACTAGTTTTAGTGTAAGTGGTGTTGGAGCTGTAGGAGTTGGAACAACTTCAACAGTTACATTATCATTTGATAAATCGAACCCAGAAAAATTATTCTATACACTTGAAAAGTCAGGATTTATAAGCACATCTGATCCTGATGTTAAAAATGCATCACAAATATCATATGTTGATAGTGAATATAATGGTACATATGTTGCATTTGGTGTAACTACTGGTGGATTTAACATATCACTTAATGATGTTCCAGAACAGGGTTCATATTCAGTTGGTGCATCATCAACGATCACATATGACACAACTTCCTTAACTGCTACTGGTGGTATTAGTCGAGTAGACCTTATCTCAGGTGGATTTGGATATAAGAATGTTCCCGGAGTTACAAGTGTTACAAGTGATAACGGATCTGGTGAGAATATTTTATGTTTATCTCAAAATATAAACAAAATAAATGAAGTTAGAATCACTGATCCCGGTTTTGATTATCACTCTGATAAAACGTTACAACCAGAAGCAAGGTTGTCACCTACAGTTACCCTCATAAATTCAGATTCAATCACAAATATTGAAATATCTGATGGTGGTAGAAATTATACTGATGCTCCTACTTTAGTTATTGTTGATCCAGATACAGGTAAGTTAACAGACGATCAAGGGGTAATTACCTTAGACTTAGCAGCTAATTCTCTTGGGAACGTAGAAATTCTAGAATCACCTAGAGGATTAACATCAAAACCACAAATTTTAAGGACAATAAACAATACAAATGGATATAAAGTAACAGATGTTCAAAGTAGTGCAAATAGTGGTGTTGTCACTTGTACTTTAAAAACACCGATAAATGGATTTGCTGTTCCTCAGTTCACTGCAGGAGAACAAGTTTTTGTTGAAAATATTGGTATTGGTACAACTGGTATTGGTTTAAACTCAGCGGATAATGGATTTATATTCTTTGATGTAATTGAATACAATAATACTGATCCAGCGATTGTCAAATTCAAACTACCAAGCACAAATACTAATCCCGGTATTGCAGCATCTACACAAAATTTTGCAACGATAATTAAATTTACTGATTATCCACGATTTAATACTACACAAAAAACTTCAGAGTTCAGAACTGGGGAAAAATTAGCAGTTAAGATTAATAATGCATTTGTTACTACAGGACTCATTGTTATCGATAATCGTCCTGATGAATTCATTAAGATAGAAGGAAAATTTGAAGTAAAAGTTGGTGATACAATTCGTGGAGAAAACTCAGGTACAATCGCTACAATTAACTCAATCGTTAACAATCGTGGTAGATTTATTATTGATTATTCTTTGACACAAGATAAAGGTTGGAATGATGAGATTGGTAGATTGAGTGAAGACTTTATGGTACTAGCAGATAATAATTATCATCAAAATTTATCATATACTATTCAAAGTCCAAAGACATTTGATGAAATTATCGATCCCGTAAACAGATTAATTCACACAAGTGGATTGAAGAATTTTGCTGACACTGGTATTTCATCAAGAGCATCGGTTGGAATTGATTCATCAAACGTAACCACTGTATCCGCTGATGTGGTGACTGAACAGAGAGTAGATGCTATTAATAACTTTGATTTAGGTAGAGATATTGACACCATTGATAATGGATCTAAATCTAAATTTATTCAACTTGTAAACACTAAATTAGCAAATTTTGTACAGTGTGATACCAACAGAGTTCTTAAAATTGATGATATAAGCAGTGAATTTTCTGACAGTGAAGCAAACTTGACAGGAAACATTTCTATTCCTATACAAGAAACTTTTGTAAGATTCTTAATACAGTCTAGAAACATATCAAATGGTGAAATACAAGTAGACGATATTGTTATTTTTAATGATAATACTGATACATTTACTTTTGAAAAAAATAGTGTTGTTTCTGCTACAAGCAATATTGTTGAAGTTGAAGGAAAAACTGTTAATGGTAGTAGAAATTTAGTTGTTTCACCTACAGATCCAAATAATGATGATATTGACATTAAGGTCTATAAGAATAGTTTTAACGAACAAAATCTAAGAAGTGGTACTCAAGCGATTGGATTAGTTAACTTAGTTGGTCTATCTACAGTAGTAAGCGTGGGTACAACAGCAGAGCCTATAGCAACAGGATCAACCACATCTGTTGATGCTTTCTATGCTACTGTAGAGGTTGTAAATACGATATCTGGTGAAAAGAACCATGTAGATGTTTATGCCACTCATGATGGAAGTAACTCATATTTCAGTGAATATTATGCAGATACATCATCACAAAATAACTTATCATCTAATTTTATTGGAACTTTCAGGTCAAGAATACACAATAACGTATTATCATTAGATTTTGATAATTCTGTTGGAATTGCATCGACTGTTAGAATTAATGCGAAAGTTATTGGATTTAATACAACAGGTGGTAATGCTGTTTATAGATTTAAGGATGACGCACAACCTGCTGGTGCAGAGAGAACAATAAATTTAAGATCTGGAATTACATCTATAGCAAATTCTTCAATCTCAAATGTTGTTTCACTCGACAAAAATAATTTCAGTGCAGTAAAGAGTATTGTAAGAATTAAATCAGCAACAGCGAGTGCTGTTCATCAGGTTCTAGGAATACATGATGGAACAGATACTCATACCATACACTATCCATTTATTTCAATCGGTAGTACTTCTGGTATTGGTACATTCTCATCTAACCTTACATCATCTAATTTTGTTGTTAAATTCCATCCAGATTCAGGAACAGGTGCACATACTATTCAGGTGTTCAGTGAAGAGGTGTATAGAGATATCGATATACTAAACAATCCACCCACTTTAGGTTATGGTCGTGTTAATGAATCATTATCAGCATTCCAGTACAATGCAGTCAATGGTATAAGATCTAATAAAAAACAATTTACCTTAAGACATAATACGATTCCAATTTATGAAAAAGGATTTGATCCTGAAGATACTTCAAAACTAAACAGATCAACAGGTGTATTTACAATACCAAATCATTTCTTCTCTGAAAATGAACAGTTAATTTATACACCATTATCAACATTTGCTGGTGTTGGTGCAACTGCGTTACAAATGACTGGTGGTTCAAATTTACCTTCTACAGTATTTGTTAAAAAATTATCGAACAGTACATTCCAACTTGCAACAACAAGAGGTGGGTCTGCTGTTACATTTACAAATGTTGGTGCTGGTAATTCTCATCGTTTAACTATGAGTAAACGAACTGAGAAGAGCATCATTGTAATAGATGGTATCATTCAATCACCAATGGCATTTTCACCCGTTACAACGACGTTAGTGAATAATGCAGGTAGTGGTATATCAACTACAACCACTGATCTATGTGTAAACACAACTGCTGATATTAATCTAGGTGATCACATTAAGTTTGCAGATGAATTTATGCTTGTAACATCTGTGGGTATCGCAACTACCTCTACAGGGCCTGTATCTGGTATTGGAACATTTGATATTCTTGGTGTTGAAAGAGCAAAACTTGGAACAAACGCTGCTGCTCACAATAATAATACAACTGGTAGAGTGTTCTCTGGTTCATTTAATATCATTGGATCTGATATATTCTTTACAAATGCTCCTAGAGGAACTAATAATATTGCTAAAACTCTTGGAAATCTTGATACTGCAAGATCAGTATTCCAAGGTAGAACTTATCTTAGAAAAACATATACTAATAACAGAATATTTGATGATTTATCGACTGAATTTACTGGTATAGGTGCCACATTTAGAATGAAAGTTGGTGGTGCTAATACAACTGGTATTACAACTGGAAGTTCCCTTGTTTTAATTAATGGTATATTCCAAAAACCAACTACTGAAAATAATTTGAGTAATAATTATGTTTTTGTTGGAGTTGGAACAACAGCACAAGATATTGAATTTACAGGTATATCATCATTCGGTACAAATAATCAGATAATTAGTGAATTAGATGTAAATCAAAACCAACTTCCAAGAGGAGGTAAAGTAGTTTCACTAGCATCTACCGGTGGATTAGGAGTTGCTCCATTAGTTGGTGCTGCTGTAACTGCAGTATTAAATCAGTTTGGAGGAATCACCGCTGTAGGTATAGGTTCCACGATTTACAATGAATCAGTTTCACCATCAAGACCACCCGGAACTTTATCATTTGGATCTGGATATCGACCAGTTGGGGGGACAGTTGCAATTGGTATCACCGATTTGGCATATGAACATCGATTTGTGAGTGCTGGAATAGGATCACTTAATTCTGCAACTAATTCCAATAACACATACACAATCCAAGACGCAGTTTATACATCACATACAGGACTCTTAGATATCACACTTTTAAACGGACATGGATTAACCACAAGTGATACAGTTGGTATTGATACCGGGGGTATCGTATTTACATGTTCAAGAGATAATTTTGCATCAAATCATGCATATCCTCGTGCACTCTCTAAAACTACAGGATTACCCGATCCAATCGCTGGAATACAAACAGCTATAACAGCAGTTAGTGGTAATATAATTACTATCTTTGTTGGTGTAGGTGGTGGAGCAGGTACAGGTGCCTCTGCAACAGGAAATATTGGTATTGGTGGAACACTTGATGTAAACATAGGTGCTGCTGGTACAAATTATGTTAATCCAAGATTACAATTCCCTGAACCAAATTATGAAAATATGTCAATTATTGGTGTATCAAGAAATGGTGTTGCATCAACTGTAACCGGTAATAATCTTCTTGTCACACTTAATGTTGGTGCAAGTTCAACAGTTGGAATAGGATCAACATTATTTGCAGTAACATCATTTGATATTGCTAGAAACGGATATGCTTTCAAACGTGGTGATAAATTCAAACCTGTAGGTTTAGTCACTGCAAGAGGTGCTGACCTTGAAGATTATATCTTAGAAGTCACTGAAATTTATAATGATAAATTTGCTGCATGGGATTTTGGTGAATTTGACTTTATTGATCCTATCGGTAATTTACAGGATGGAGTTAGAAAGAGATTCCCATTAAGAGTAAATGGTGAACTACTAAGTTTTGATATTGGAACTGGAACTGATTCCCAATTAATTGATATGAATGCTTTATTGATCATTTACGTCAATAATGTATTACAAGATCCCGGTGTAGCATATTCATTTGAGGGTGGAACTACATTTGAATTTACAACAGCACCTGATGCAAATGATGAAATCTCAGTGTTCTTCTATAAAGGGACTGCTTCTGAAGATGTTACTGAAATTAATGTTGTAGAAACCATAAAAGATGGTGATGTTGTTCAACTACAAGCAAATGATGATACAAGTTCCTTAACAAGTCAGGGCACAAGATTACTAATTGACCTTCAGCAGAGAAAGAGAACTGTGTCTGGTATCACAACTACAGATACACTTGAAACTGAAATTTATGCAGGAGTTGGTATCAATGATTCAGCAACAAACAAACCTCTTACATGGATCAAACAGAAAGAGGATAAAGTCGTAAATGGTATCGTTGTTTCCAAAGCAAGAGATTCAATTGAACCTTTAGTATTCCCAACAGCAAGAATCATTGGTGATATTGGCACTGGCAGCACAAGTAAAATTTACATTGATGATGCTAATTTTTTCCAATATGAAGCAAATGAAGATGGACAAATCAATGATATCAATTTTGATGCTTTAATTATTAATAATAACAATCCAGTATCTGCCTCATTTACAGCAACAGTATCAACCGCTGGAACAATTTCAGCAATATCAGTTGCAAATGGAGGAAGTGGTTATGTGGGTAACTCAACTTCCCTTCATATTTCACAACCACCAGTTGCAATGAAGGTATCACCAATTGCCACTGGTATTGGATCAACTGCTGTGGCAACTGCGAATATTACAAATGGAACAATCACATCAGTTACTATTAATAGTGGTGGTATAGGGTATTCAACATCTATCACACCAAATGTAATCGCATTTGCACACAAACCCATCACTGAATTAATTGAGTCAATTGATACTTCAAATTCAGACTTTACTGGATTCTCAGGAATAGTTACAGGTATTTCTACTGTTATGATTGGATCAACAATGGGTCTTAAGTTTGGACTTTCAAGAAGTGGTGCTTTCACTAACTTGAAGGAAACTATGCCGATTTACATTTCTGATACATCCGTCGGACATGGAATTACAAGTTTGAATGAAAGTGGTGCAAATGGAGATGTTGTTGCGATTGGTAGAACATTTGTTGATAATGTTTACATGATTAAGAATATTACTAGACATGCAAACGCAGCTGAGATTGAGGTTAATGTTCATTCAAATACAAATATCACCGGAATTGATTTAGCAAACGCAAATGTAGCATTTGCTGTTACATTTACTGCGAATGCAAATTCAAATTATATTTTGAACGGTGCACACAGAGATGAATTTGGAACACAAACAAGTTTATCAAATGCAAATAATGGTACAATTTATGTTGAAAAAGGTGATGTTTTGAGTATAGTTAATGGTAGCGGTGCACATCCTATCGCTATAAGAAGAGAATTGGGTGGATCAAATTACACAACAGGAATCACTGGTTCTGGAACAGGAACACTTGTATGGAATACAGCAACAGTTGGAGCAGGTAGAACTACCTTCTTCTATCAGTGCACATCGCATCCAAATGCAATGTATGGACAGATCATTGTCAAGAGTTCTGAGAGAGGTAAGTTCTCATTTGGTGTTCTCACTCCATCATCTGGTAACTTTAACAGAAATAATCCAATTGCAATCGGAGTCACTGGAAACACTGTCATTGCAGGTGAAGGATTAGGAATTTCAACCTTCCCTGTTATTCAAAGAAGAGGTTTTGGTATCCGTAATACTGGTGCAATTAAGAGGTCTCACACACCATGACGATTTCCTGTATAAATATAGAAAAAAACGTATAATAATGCCAGCAATTGTAACTGACCAGTTTAGAATATTAAATGCGAGCAATTTTGTTGCGGGGGTATCATCTGCGACTAATTCATATTATATCTCTCTTGGTTTACCAAATCCTGCTCCAGCATCTGTTGGTTTTGGAAGAGCAACCAATTGGGATACTGCTACACCTAATCCAGTTGATAGTTTTTCAGATATTGCACATATTGGAGATACAACACAATTTGGTAAAAGAGTCACAGAAGCTAACGTAAGAAGATTAGTACGTCGTATTGATTGGACTAAGGGAGTGAAATATGATATGTATCGCCAAGACTATAGCATCAATAATAGTGCACCAAATTCAGGAGCAACACGTTTGTATTCTGCAAATTACTATGTAATGAATAGTAATTTCAATGTTTACATTTGTATTGAGAATGGATCATCGGGAATTAATACAACAGGAAACGCATCAGAAGATGAACCAACTTTTACTGACTTGGAACCATCTAAAGCAGGTGAAAGTCAAGATGGATATGTTTGGAAATATCTCTTTACAGTAAATCCTAGTGATATTATCAAGTTTGATTCAACAGATTTCATTGCATTACCAAACAATTGGAGCACAAGCACTGACGCTCAAATACAAGCAGTTCGTGAAAATGGTGATTCTGATCTAAATAACAACCAAATTAAAACAGTATATATTGCTGATCAAGGAAATAATTATACCACAACTGGTGGTGAATTCGATATTTTAGGTGATGGCAGTGGTGGTAAAGTTGTTGTTGAGGTAAGTGGACAGAAAATTACAAAATGCACAGTATCAAATGGTGGTAAAGGTTATACTTATGGAGTTGTTGATTTAACATCAATTAATAATGGCGCAGTTCAGGGAAGCACTCCTGCCAAACTGATTCCAATAATACCTCCATCAAAGGGTCATGGATTTGATTTGTATAAAGAATTAGGAGCAGATCGTGTTCTTGTTTATGCAAGATTTGATGATTCCACAAAAGATTTTCCAATTGATTCTGAATTTGCTCAAGTATCATTAGTAAAAAATCCAACATCGTTTGGAACCACATCAATTTATACAGGAAGTACATTTTCTGCTTTGAAATCTATTAAATTTTCAAGTGTTTCAGGGACACCTGCAGTTGGTGGAATATTACAACAAACTGTTGGTACAGGACAAACTGCCTTTGGTTACATCAGTTCATATGATAGTGACGTTAATGTAATCAAGTACATTCAAGATAGATCACTTTATTTTGGAAATAAAAATGACCAAACTGATTATGCAAACGTTAGAAATGGATCAAAACAGTTTGAGTTCGTTTCAACAACAAGTCAAATCTCATTCCCCGGAGGAAGCGGATCAGTTGAGACAACTTTTAGTTCTGGTATTACAACTGACATAAACAATAACAACGTTGCTTTAGGTGTATCATTCACAAGTGGACTTGCTTCTCCTGAGATAAATAAAGGGTCAGGTGATTTATTATACGTTGACAATCGAGCAAAAATCTCAAGAAATTTGAGACAAAAGGAAGACATTAAAATTATTCTGGAATTTTAAGAAATGCCACAAAAAACGAATTTAAATATAAGTCCATATTACGACGACTTTTCCAAGGATAATCAGTTCTATAGGGTTCTATTCAATCCGGGTAGACCAGTACAAGCTCGTGAATTAACGACACTACAATCAATATTACAAGATCAGGTTGAATCATTTGGTAGTCATATGTTCAAAGAGGGATCAATGGTTATCCCCGGAAACACAAGTTATGACTATGAGTATTATTCAGTTAAGGTGCAAAGTGACCATTTAGGTGTTCCAGTATCAGGATATTTACAAAATTTAAAAGGTAAGGTTTTACAGGGACAAGAAAGTGGTATAAGAATAAAAGTTGATAATTTTGCTCTTCCTGAAGATTCTGCAGATATAACAGATTTAACATTATTTGTAAAATATCTTGATTCTGGAACTAATAATGAAGTCTCCTTCATGACAGATGCAGAAAATTTAATTGTTGAAGAGTCATTTATTTACGGAAATACTCAAATTACTGCTGGAGAAACAGTTGCATCTCTTATAGATCAAGATGCATCAAGCGTAGGATCAGCAGTTTCAATTGCAGATGGTGTATTTTTCATTCGTGGTCACTTTGTTAACGTATCTTCTGATAAAATTGTTTTAGATCCATATACAAATACACCGAGTTATAGAGTTGGATTGTTTATTCAAGAGGAAATAGTTCAAGCAAAGGATGATCCCTCACTATTTGATAATGCACGGGGTTTCTCAAACTTTGCTGCACCCGGTGCTGATAGATTAAAAATAAGAACAACTTTAACCAAAAAACCACTAACTGATTATAACGATAAGAATTTTGTAGAATTACTTCGTCTTGATAATGGACAACTAAAGAAAAGTGAGCAAAAACCTGATTATTCACTCATAAAAGATTATTTTGCAAAGAGAACATACGAAGAATCTGGAAATTATTCAGTAGGAAACTTTGATGTTGAAGTAACTGAGTGTTTAAATGATGGTGTATCAAATGAAGGTGTATTTTTAGAGACTGAACAAACAGATCAGAGAAATACACCAGAAGAATCATTAATGTGTGTTAAAGTTTCTCCGGGTAAAGCGTATGTAAGAGGTCATGATATTGAAAAATCCGGCACAAGTGTAATTGATGTTGACAAACCCAGAGATAAAGAGGAATTCAAAGACGCTAAAGTTAATTTTAAACTTGGAACTCTATTCAAATTAAATAATGTTCATGGAACACCAGAGATAGGTTTGAATAATAATTATGCAAATTCAACTATTCTTTTAAGAAATCTAAGAAAAGGAAGTGGTAATAATCCAGGCCCTGCGGGAGCTGGAGCGGGAGGTGGAATTGGTAGAGCAAGGATATATGCATTTGAAAATACGGATGCTGCATACAAAGATGCAACAACTCAGTTTGATCTTTACCTATATGATATTCAATTATTCACAAAAATAACAGTTAATGTTGCATTATCTAACTCAGAATTACCAGTTGGTAGTTTTGTTGAGGGATTGAGCAGTGGTGCAACAGGTTTTGCAGTATCTGCTGGTGGTAATAATACAGACCATAGTTTAGATCAGGTATCAGGAACATTTATTGAGGGTGAACAAGTTAGAATAAATGGTGATAATTCATTAACTAGATCAATCACAACTGTTCTAAAAAATGGTCTTGAAGATGTAATGTCAGTTGCTCAAGAGGATACCTTCATATCAGGTGCTGATTTTAGTGGCGACTTGGTATTAAAAGAGGTACCAATAAAAGAATTAAGTCCAGCAGATAGAGTCAATGTAAGTGGAAGCAATATGATTTGTGCGGGTAAAACATTTGATTCTTTAAAAGTAAACGATATTTTGATTTCAAACACATCAACTGCTGCTGATCCATCTTTTAGTCGTATAACTGCAATAAGTGCAGATCTAAAAACAGTCACATTAGCAGCAGCAACAGCTGTAACAGGAGTAAACTCAGCTTCTATTGCAACTGGTGGTGCTCCTATTCGTAAAGGTGTTCCACAAATATTTTTGAATGATGCTGGATTATATGCTGAACTTCAGAAGAAAAATGTTTCTGACGTATCATTAGCACAATCAAAACTATTCATTAAATCACAAGTAGAAAAAAGTGCATCATCTAATTCATTAGTTGTAAATATTTCTGATGTCACAGATATATCAAGTGCAACATTTGCAACTTTTGACGCTGATCGTTATAGTATATCTAAAAAGACTACAACAGATACTAGACATCAAACCTTAGAAGAAAGTCAAGTTGTTTTAAGTAATAATAATACAACAATTACATTTAATAACATCGATAATGGTGCAAAAGTTGTTAACGTAACTCTAGAAAAAGACTTAATTTCTCAAAAATCTAAAAATATTTCAAGAAGTAATTCAATTGTTATTAATAAAACCAATGCAGGAATAGCAACTCATGGTTTAACAACTGCAACTGGATACGGACTAAGAGTGCAAGATAAAGAAATATCATTGAATACACCTGAAGTATTCAATGTAACTGGTGTTTTTGAATCTGTTAATAATGCAGATCCTATTTTAGATAAGTTAGTTTTCGTAAGTGGATTAGCACTTAATTCAAATACAATTCTTGGTGAAAGGATAAAGGGTGCATCTAGTGGTGCAATCGCTGTACTAGCAGGTCAAACAAATGCCACAACAGTTGAAATTGTTAAATTAACACAATCAAACTTCATCATTGGTGAATCAATTACATTCGATGAATCTAATATAACTGCAAACTTGCAAGGTACAATTGCAGGATTGTTTAAAGATGTTTCCACAAATTATATTTTAGATGATGGGCAAAGAGATGAATATTCTGATTATTCAAGAATTGTAAGAAAAGATGGATCTACAATCCCATCTAAAAGGATAAGAGTAATCTTTGATAAATTTACAGTTCCTTCAAATGATACTGGAGATGTATTTACTGTAGGATCATATCCTGCTAACGGATTTAAGAATGTTCCAATACTTTCAAATGGTCTAAGGGCTTCTGATACTCTTGATTTTAGACCAAAAGTAGCAGATTATACTGGTAGTAGTTCACCATTCGCCTTTGAATCAAGAGCATTTGATGCTTCCGGAAGTAATCCTACTTTAGTGGTCGCACCAAATGAAGCATCAACCTTAGATTTTAAATTCTTCTTACCTAGAATTGATAAGTTAATTTTAGACGCAAGTGATTCAAGTGATAATGCATACACAAGCGGAGAATTCCAAATAATTAAAGGTGTATCATCTCAAAATCCAATAGTTCCAGCTGATGTAGAGACTGCCATGACTATTGGCACGATTGAACTACCTGCATATTTGTATGATACAGATGATGTAAAGATTACATTAGTTGATAATCGTCGTTACACAATGAGAGATATTGGTGGTTTAGAGGATAGAATTGAAACTCTTGAAGAATTAACATCTTTATCATTACTTGAATTAGATACAAAGACATTACAAATTCAAGATGCAGATGGATTGTCAAGATTTAAAACTGGATTTTTTGTTGATGACTTTAAGAACACAAATTTACTTGATAGATTAAATCCTGATTGTAAATGTGATGTAATATCAAGTTCACAGCAACTAGTAACTCCAACTGATTTTTATTCAGTCAAACCGGAATTAGCACTCGATGTATCACTAAACTCATCCACTGCTGATTTTTCACAGAATTTAGCGTTGTTAGATTCAGGTGTAAGAAAAACAGGTGATTTAATCACTCTTGATTATGATGAAGTTACAATGCTTGAGCAACCTCTTGCTTCAAGAGTTGAGAATGTAAACCCATTTAATATCGTTACATTTAGAGGTAGGATGATTTTGAGTCCAAGTGCAGATACTTGGACAAGAAATGTAATTCTTGATGATGGTACAAGAACTGTTTTAGGAGATACGAATGAAACATTTACAAATGATCGCATTGTAAGTAGTGTTCCTGATACTCACATTAGATCTCGCAACGTTGCATTTAATGCAAGTAGTCTAAAACCAACTACAAGATTTTATCCATTCTTTGATAGTGCATCTGGTATTGATGTAATACCAAAATTAATTGAAGTATCAATGGATTCTGGTTCATTTGATGTAAATGAAACTGTTGAAGGATTTGATGGTGCAACAAGAGTTTTTGTAGCAAGAACATGTGCACCAAATCATAAAACAGGCAGTATTAGTTCTCCAACAACAGTATATACTCAAAACCCATATAATTCTGGATTGACATTACCAAGTCTATATTCAGCATCGTCAACTGTTTTAAACATTGATATATCAGGATTAGTTGAAGAGGCACAAGGTAGATTTTTTGGATATATTGAAACTGGAATAAAATTAGTTGGATCAACAAGTGGTGCAACAGCAACTGTGTCAAATATAAGATTAATATCCGATACATTAGGTGATTTAAACGGATCATTTTTCTTTAGAGATCCACTTGCAACTCCTGTTCCACAGTTAAGATTTACAAACGGAACAAAAACATTTAAGTTAACTTCAAGTGCAACAAATTCTAGACCACTATTAGGATCTCCAAGCATAAGTGAAGTTGAACAAACATATCGTACAAGTGGAGTAGTCGATACCTTTAGACAATCTACTGTTGTTGTTCGTATTCCACCACCACCTCCACAACCCGTTGTCTTCAATATTACAAACGTCACTGAAGAAATTACACAAAATATCACTAACGTTACTGAGGTAACTAACGTAACTAATGTAACTCAGAATGTAAGAAACGTCACTGAAGTTGTTCGTGAGACAGTCAGAGTTGTAAGAGTTGACCCTCTTGCTCAGTCTTTCACTGTTGATGAAAGTGGTGCATTCCTCACATCAGTTGATTTATTCTTTAAATCAAAAGACGTTAGAGAAAAACTTACAGTTCAAATAAGAACTGTTGAATTAGGTATTCCTACACTAGTTTTACTTCAGGATTATGCACAAGTTGTTCTAGAACCATCTCAGGTAAACGTATCTGATGATGCCTCTGTAGCGACTAGAGTTACATTCCCCTCACCAGTTTACCTTGAAGGTGGACAAGAGTATGCTGTGGTGCTTCTATCACCCTCTAGTGATAACTATGAAGCATGGATCGGTAGAATGGGTGAATCCACAATTGAGACTCAAAGTCTTCCTGATGCTGAGAGTGTTGTAATTTCAAAACAATATATTGGTGGTAGTTTATTCAAATCACAAAACGGTTCAATTTGGACAGCAAGTCAATTTGAAGATCTCAAATTTACTTTGAATAAAGCAGATTTCTCTAAGTCAAGAGACGCTGAAGTTATATTCTACAATCCAGAATTGAACTATGAGAGTAGTTTAATTCCAACTCTTGGTAATAATGCAATCAGAACTTTACCTAGAAAGATGAAGGTGAAGATTGATACAGGTGCTACTGCGTCTGAGATTGCAGTTGGTAAGAGAATCGGTGCTGGTGTTGCCGGTGTTGCAAACACAACACCAAATGGAGTTGTTGAAAGACTCGGTGGAGTTGTTTCTGGTGAATCACTTGAAGCAGGTGGATCTGGATACAAAGCAAGTCTTTCAGGTCAAACTGCAAGCACATTCAACATTACTGGTAATGGAACAGGTCTTACTCTTGATGTAAGTTCTGGATCTGATGGAGTTATGACAGGTGCTGCAATTAACGCTGCTGGATCTGGTTATTCTGTAGGAGATCTTGTGGGAATTGTCACATCGACTCTTGGTGCTGGACAACAATCTGGATCTGGAGCAGTATTCTCAATTGATTCTATTTCTGCAACTGATACTCTATACCTCACAGACGTTCAAGGACAAACATTCTCAAATAACGCTGCGCTATTGCACTTTAATGGAACTAACTTTGTTGCTCTCACTGGAAACAAACTTGTTGATGGAACAGTAAATACACCAATCGACGCACTTCATGCTGGTAATGTAATTGAGATTACTCAGTACAACCACGGTATGCATTCTGGTAATAATAAGTTAGAAATTTCAAATATTCAACCTGATACTCAGCCTGTAATATTAAACGCAGCAGTTGGATTATCTACAAGTGTTTTACTACTTGACGATCCTGCCAGTGGTGCAAATGCAACATTACCATTTGCTGAATTTGAAGGAAAACCAACAACCAGTGGTTTTGTCAAGGTTAATAATGAAATCATGAAGTATACAACAGTTGATTCAAGCAATGAGTCATTGTATATCTCAGAGAGAGGAATAAGTGGAACTGCAATTCGTGAGCATGCTAAAGGAAGTTTAGTCTACAAGTATGAATTGAATGGATTCTCACTCACAGGAATAAATACAGATCATCAATTACCTTCGACTTCATTACTTAGAACTCAAAGTGATATTGACAAATATTATATTGAAGTTCCAAGAAGTGCTGGAAGAGTTACTGGTGATGATATGATGAACTTCTTTACTGATTCATTCGGTGGTGGTAATCAAATATTTGTTTCACAGAATATTCAATTCAATCAAATATATCCAAGATTCAATCACATAACTCCGGGTCAAACTGCACTATCTGCTCGCACTAGAACTATTTCCGGAACAAGTGCTGGTGGAAGTGAGGTATCATTCCTTGATCAAGGATTTGAAGATGTTCAATTAAATACAATTAATACGTTAAGTACACCAAGATTGGTTGCTTCTCCGATTAATGAGACAGAAAGATTAGATGATCTACCTTTAAATAGATCAAATACATTATCAATAAGATTATTATCTGGTGATAAAAATTTATCGCCAGTAATCGATACAATGAATGGTTCAATCATTTACATTAGAAATCGTTTAAATAAACCTGTAGATGATTATGCATTAGATTCAAGAGTTAAATTAAATTCTAATGATCCACACGCTGGAGTTTATATTTCAAATCGTGTTGATCTTAAACAACCTGCCACATCACTTCAAGTGCTTATAAATGCACAAAAAGCAGAGTCTGCTGATTTCAGAGTTATGTACAAATTATTTAATTCTGAGATTCCAGATGGAGAACAATCATATGACTTATTCCCCGGATTTGATAATTTACTTGACACAGATGGTGATGGTTTTGGTGATCAGGTAATCAATGCTGCTCAGAATAGTGGCAGACCAGATGCAAAGGTTGGGTCAAGTGTAGATGGTGAATTTTTAGAGTATCAGTTTACTGCTGATAATCTTTCAGAATTTACTGGATTTGTTATCAAAGTGGTGTTTAGTGGCACAAATGAAGCAGAGGCACCAAGATTAAATGATCTACGAGCGATTGCGTTAGCATGATACGAGTAGACGGACATAAACATCTTTATCGTGATGAAAAAACAGGAGCAATCATAAATTGCGATACTTCTGGATACATGCGATATAAAAAGATGAGAAACAAAAAATTAACTGAGAAATCGGAAATAGATGCTCTCAAATCTGAGATAGATACTCTCAAGGGACTTCTGAACGAACTAATTATAAATAAACTATAGATCATACTATATCATTGCATAAATGTCAGTATATGTTAGCAATCTTGTAATCAACACAGGTGCTACCTTCCAACAAACATTTTCATTAGAAAATATCACATCTAACTCTGCATTAGATCTTAACGGATTTACTGCAGCATCTCAGATGAGAAAACATGCAGGAAGCACAGGTATTGCAGCGACTTTTACAGCGTCAATTCAAAACGCAGATAATGGTCAGGTGCAAGTTGGATTATCAAGTGTTAGCACTGCTACGTTAAAACCCGGAAGGTATGTTTATGACGTAATCGTTTCCGATAGTGTAGGTGAAGTAACGAGAGTTGTTGAAGGATCTGTTTTAGTAAGACAAGGAGTGACCCGTTAATGGCAAACATTAGAGTCCGTGTTGGACAACAAAATGCAACCAAAGTCGTATCCTCATTAGCAGGAAACGTTAGTGGTACACTTGCAGGTCTTAGTGATACAGAGGTCAATAACCCACAAAATGGAATGGTTTTAGTTTTCAATTCAGCAACACAAAAATTTGAAGCAACTTTAACATTAACACCCGGATCGACACAAAATTTGGATATCAATGGAGGTAACTTTTAGAAATGGCTAGTATTATACGAGTAAAAAGATCTACGGGTACAACAGCTCCCGGTAGTCTTCAGTTCGGTGAACTTGGTCTAACAATCGGTACTGGTACTCAGGCAAACAAAGGAGAAAGACTCTTTGTTGGTGATAACGCAGGTAACGTAGATGTTGTCGGTGGTCGTTATTTTACCGACTTGATGGTTCATGCACCGGGAACAGTCACTTCAGTGACGAACCCAACAACTGCTGCAAATGGATTTGTTGCAATACTGGATCAAAACAGAAAAGTTGATGAATGGAATGTAGATAATTTAACGTTGAATGGTAATACATTTTCTTCAACAAACACGAATGGAGATATAAACATAGATCCAAACGGATCAGGAGAGATCGTAATACCTGATGATACTTTCTTAACTTTTGGTACTGGTAAAGATTCAAAGATTGAATATGATGAGAATGGCACAGATCAACTTACTTTTACAGGTGCCGATGTCAGAATCAACATTACAACACAATCAAACGGTAAAGACACAGGTGCTTTAATTGTTGAGGGTGGTGTTGGAATTGAGAAAAATTTAAACGTTGGTGGAAATTTAAATATCACAGGTATCGTAACCTTTGCCGATCATATCAGACTCCCTGATAATAAAGAACTTCGCATGGGTGATGATAATGATTTTAGGTTATTTCATAATGGAAGCCATTCATTCATTGATAGAGCAGCTGGTGGACAAGGAGATATTTTCGTAAGGTTAGGAACTGATAACGCGATTGTCGCAAAAACAGATAATGCTGTTGAATTATATTTTGACAATGCAAAAAAATTAGCTACCCGTATAGATGGTGTTGAGGTAACTGGAACAACTGACACAGATAACTTAGTTGTATCAGGAGTCGCTACAGTCGCATCAGCAAAGATATCCGATTTGACTAATAATCGTATTGTTCTTGCCGGAACTGCAGGTGAACTTGAGGATGATGCAAACTTAACATTTGATGGATCTCAACTTTCAGTTGTTGGTATTATTACCCACGTTGGTAAGATGGTCAACACAGGTGGCATTGAGATTGATAGTGTTGGTATTTCATCTAATATAATCGCTACAAGAGTTGGTGCTGGTGATCAATTATTCATTGACCCATATCCATCTGGTGGAAGTAACGAAGGAACAGTTATCATCAAAGGTGACTTACAGGTTGATGGAACAACAACCACAGTCAACTCAACTACTGCGACTGTTAATGATCCAATTATGCGTGTTGGTGACGTAACAAGTATTAGAACTGTGATGTCACCCGTATCCAGTGGTGCAAACACTATTGTGGTTGATTCAGTCACAGGATTACAAACTGATGATATTGTTACAGCAACAGGAATTCCCGGTAATACAACAATTAGTTCAATCAACACTGGAACTAAAACTATTACTATCAGTAATAATACTTCCGCAGGAATAACCACATCAACACAGTTAACAATTACTCACGCGAAGGATACGAATACTGACCGTGGTATTTCGTTTAACTACAATACAAGTTCTGGATCAGCCAATAACAAACTTGGTTTCTTCGGAATGGATGATAGTCAGGTTGGAGCAAATGGTTCTAGAGTATGGACATATGTACCAGATGCAACTAACACTGCTGAAGTAATTTCAGGTACAAAAGGTTATCTTGATATTAAAGGTATCTACTATCAGTCTGGTGATTTCTCAACACACGGTATTACATACTTTGATAGCACTGGATTACAAAACTCAACCACTGCTCCAAGTGCAGCAACCATAACTTCAACTCAGTTACTAACTGCAGTCACAGAAATAGCGATCACATTACCAAGTGCTCAGTCAGTGACTGAAGGTGATTTAGTCACACAAGCAGGTGGTGGATCACAGCAAGGTGTTGTCAAAACAACATCCAACTCAACTACAGTTACATTAATTGGTGTGACTGGAACATTTAATACTTCTGCTGATTTGATATTAAATGGAACTGGCACCGGAAAAACACCTTCCGCTGTCTCAACTACATACACTAGTAAACCCATGTGGACAACAACGATCGACGGGGGTACGTTCTAGCCTTAAAAAACCATGAATTCACAAAATAATGACGTTGATGTAAACACTTTGATTAAAATCTATAATCAAAAAATATCAACACTTACAAACCAAAATATACTTTTGGAAGCAAAATTGACCACTGTAATGACCGACTTTAATGATGAAAAAACTCAATTAGCAGCAAAAGCACTTGAGTGGCAAGAAAAATACGAAAACCTAGCAGCTGAGGTAGAAGCAGAATAATGGCAAAACCATCCACCAGACAAGGATTAATCGACTATGCACTTAGGAAACTAGGTGCTCCTGTGCTGGAAATTAATATTGACGATGATCAGATTGATGATCTGGTGGATGATGCGTTGCAACTATTCAATGAGAGATGCTTTGATGGTGTCGAAAGAATGTATTTGAAGTATAAATTTACTCAAAATGATATCGATAGAGGAAAGGCACATAATCAAACTGGTTCTACAAATACTGTAGGTTTAGCAGCAACTACAGGAACTTCAACAAATATCACTGGATACGGTACAACAACTTCACAATTTGTTGAGACTAGTAATTTCATTCAAGTTCCAGATAGTGTAATTGGTATAGAGAAAATTTTTAAGTTTGATACCAGTTCAATATCAGGTGGTATGTTTAGTATCAAGTATCAGTTATTTTTAAATGACTTGTACTATTTTAACTCTGTTGAATTACTACAATATTCAATGGTCAAGAGTTACTTAGAAGACATTGACTTCTTACTAACTCCTGAAAGACAAATAAGATTTAACAAGAAACAAAATCGTTTGTATATTGATATGGATTTTAACTCCATGAGTACAGATGATTATATTGTTATTGATTGTTTCAGAGCATTAAATCCTGATGATTTTACAAAGGTCTACAATGATCCTTTCGTAAAGATGTATCTTGTTGCATTGATGAAGAGACAGTGGGGACAGAACTTAATTAAATTCAGAGGAGTCAAACTTCCCGGTGGATTAGAATTGAATGGAAGAGAAATATATGAAGATGGTGAAAGAGAATTAGAATCAATCAAACAAAAGATGCAACTCGAATACGAGTTACCTCCATTTGACTTTATCGGGTAGAATGTATGGCACTCAATCCCTTTTTTCTACAAGGATCTCCCGGTGAGCAGAGATTAATTCAAAATCTCATAAATGAGCAGTTGCAAATTTATGGGGTTGAGGTTACTTATATTCCAAGAAAATTTGTTAATAAACAGTCTATCATTGAAGAGGTGCAATCATCTAAATTTGATGATAATTTTTTAATTGAAGCATACGTGAATACCTATGAGGGATATTCAGGTGCTGGTGATATCATGACAAAGTTTGGTGTCAGTTTAAGAGATGAGATTACTCTTACAATATCAAAAGAAAGATTTGAAGATTTCATTGCACCATTTTTAAATGATGATGAATACGAACTTGCAACTCGTCCTAGAGAAGGTGATCTAATATTCTTCCCATTAGGTACAAGATTATTTGAAGTTAAATTTGTAGAGCATGAACAACCTTTCTATCAGTTAGGTAAAAATTATGTTTATCAACTTCAGTGTGAACTCTTTGAATATGAGGATGAGGTTATCGATACCGGTGTTGATGAGATCGATCAGGAAATTGAAGATGAAGGATTCATTACAACTCTTAATCTTGTAGGATCAGGTGTAACTGCAACAGCGACTGCTGCTATTTCAGTGAACTCAGGATACTTGAATTCAATCACACTTCTAAACGATGGTAGTGGATACACTGGCACTCCAACAGTTTCTATCAGTACAAGTAGGGTATCTGGTGGTACAAACGCATCTGCGGTTGCCATAACGACTGAAAGATCAGGTGTATTCTCAATCAAAGAAATTATACTTACAAACCCCGGTTCAGGATATACATTTGCTCCAAGCATTAGAATTCTTGGAGGAAATGGAAGTGGAGCGATTGCAACATGTAACGTGGTAACTTCAGGTCAGGGTGTAATTAGTTTCAACCTTACTCAAGAAGGAAGAGGTTATACAACAAATCCTGCTGTCACAATTGGAGGGCCAGGCATTGGAACAACTGCGTTAGTTACTTCAATTATTGACATTGGATCAGGTCAAGTATCCTCCTTCAGATTCACAAATCCCGGCACAGGATACACTGTTGCTCCAGCAGTTACAATTGCAGACCCAGATATTATAACAGGTCGTGGTAATTATCTCTACAATGATCTAGTTGTTGGACAAACATCAAATACAGAAGCAAGAGTAAGATCATGGGATGCTGATACAAAAGTTTTAAAAGTTGCAAATGTGGGTATTGGAACAACAATCAGAGGATTTATTCCCGGTGAAGAACTTAGAATTCAAACTGGTATTGGTGCGACTGGATTAAAAATTCATAAGACTGTATTCACTGCTGGATTTACTACAACAGGTAGAAATTTAAGTGGTCTAACCACAGTGTTTAATGTAGGAACTGCAAACACCACTAAATTTAATGTTGGAGATGACGTTGGTGAAATTGAAAATGTAATCGGTGCAGGTGTTACTATTCATTCAATTGGTTCTTTTGGTAATGTATTCATGAGTGAAAGAACATTAAATACTGGATTCTTACAGATGCAAACTATATCTGTTGGAAGCACATCATTTATATCTTACAACATAAGTCAATATGATGATCGTGATATATATGATGATTACAGTAAAAATGATGAATTTGAACTTGAAGCAGATGAGATCATTGACTTTGCTGAAACTAATCCCTTTGGTACATACTAATGTTAGGAACCTATTTTTATCACGAAATACTTAGAAAGACGGTTATAGCGTTTGGAACATTATTCAATGATATTCACATTCGTCATAATGATAATACTGGTAAATCAATCAGCGATATGAAAGTTGCATTGGCATATGGCCCAATGCAGAAATTTTTAGCAAGACTTGAGCAACAACCTGATTTAAATCGTGCAACTCAAATCACATTACCTCGTATGTCTTTTGAGATGACAAATATTTCATATGATGCTACAAGAAAATCTACAATCACACAAACATTCAAAGCATCTGATGGATCAAATTTAAGAAAAGTATTCATGCCAGTTCCATATAATATTGGTTTTGAATTAAATATCTTGGTTAAACTAAACGATGATGGACTACAAATCATAGAACAGATTTTACCATTCTTTCAACCATCTTTTAATTTAACTGTAGACTTAGTAAGTGTAATTGGTGAGAAGAGAGATATCAGTGTTGTATTAGATAATATTTCTTTCCAAGATGATTATGAAGGAGATTTTGCGACAAGAAGAGCGTTGATATATACGCTCAATTTTACAGCAAAAACATATCTATTCGGCCCAGTTGCAGATACTCCAGAAGGACTTATCAAGAAAGTTCAGTTGGATTATCATACCAATATGGATCGTGAGAATAAGAGAAGAGAACTTCGCTACGTTGTAACACCAAAAGCAGTCAAAGATTATGATGGTGATAACACTGCGGTTCTTACATTTAATATCAGTGCAACAGAGGTCAGATTTACTGTGAATGATACAACAAACTTCTCAGTTGGAGATCGTATTGTAATTGATAGTGAAGTTATGCAGATCAAAGAGAAACCAGATGCAACCACTTTAGTTGTGAAAAGGGGATTTGATCGAACACTTAAAGTCGAACATCTTGAACAGGCAAGAGTGAATAAATTAACTACAGCAGATGATAATCTTATAGATATTGGTGATGACTTTGGATTTAGTGAGACATCAAGCATCTTTACAGATTCATTGCAATTTAATCCTGCAACAAGGACAGACTCATGATGAACACAAATTTTGGCAGTATTGAAAAATCTCTGAATGTAGAAACATCTATTGTCAAAAAAGATGAAAAACCAGAATTACCAAATGTAGTTCTTAAAAAAGATGATATTGAAAAAGATTACAAATATACAAGAGGGCAGTTATATTCACTGATTGAAAAAGGTCAAGAAGCAATTAATGGTATCATGGAAGTTGCAGGTGAAAGTGCAAGTCCAAGAGCATATGAAGTTGCAGGTCAGTTGATTAAATCAGTTGCAGATAGCACTGATAAATTAATGGATCTTCAGAAGAAGATGAAAGATATCGATGAAGAAAGCACTAAGACACAGAATAATGTCACAAATAATGCCTTGTTTGTAGGGTCTACAAGCGAGTTATCAAAACTGCTAAAACAAGGTATTCTAAATAATAATGATTCAAAAACTACTGAATGATGAAATCCTGTAAAAAAGGATACTACTACTGCAACACTGAGCAAAAGTGTAAACCAATTCCTGATGGTTATACTGTAAAGGATGATGGTTTTCTTGTAAAGGAAGACAAGCAAATTTTAAAGATTGTCAAGCAACTTAGAAAGTCAGTTAAGAGTCACGCGAAGCAAGCAGATACCCTTGAAAAGAAAGTTGATGAAGCAGCAAATCCTGCACAACAGGCAGCGATTGCAATCGACATGAAAAAGAAGGGTAAGAAACCAAAGAACATGACAGAGGAAGGTCTTCGTGCATGGTTTGGTAAATCAAGTGGAACTACTAAGTCTGGACGCAAAGTAAAAGGTTGGGTTCAAGTTGGTGGTAAATATGATGGTAAACCTTGTGCTCGTCAACCCGGTCAAAAAACTACTCCAAAATGTGTCTCCTCC